TCACTGGTTCGAAGGGAGCGGATCGAAATCGTCCGGCGGCTCCCCTTCCGGAGGAAACGAAACCTGCTCGATCGGCATGACCGGACCGCTCAACCACTCGTCCAGCGCGGTGCATACGATGTCATACGCCTCGTCAAACGCCGAACCCTCCGGTTGGCCAGGGGCATCAGGAAACCGGCTTCGGCCAATTTCCACCATCCCCGAGTCCAGATACCCATACTTGCCGAGCCGGCCGTCTTTGCAAAGCGCGTCGTAACTGCTTGCGTCGTAGTCCACCAGCATGATCGACATGTCGTCGACGATCCGGAATTTGCAGTACGCGATACACCAGTCGATAAACGCTCGTTGCACCACCGTCATCGGTCTTGGCATGGCACCTCCCGGGCCGAAAAAAGGCGCTGCCGATCGGTATCGACAGCAACCCTATTTTCGAGACTTGACGAGGTCATCATACAGCGCGATAAACTGTATATCCATACAGTGTTTCACGCGCATCATGATCTTGCCCCCATTTGACCCACCGAAGTTCGACGAGATGTCAACATGGTGGCGCAGCTGCACGTACGCCGACGTCCATCGACTGATCCTCGAAGTGCTACACCTACGCATCACGTTGCGGGAAATGAGCGAACTTACCGGGCACGCCACTCGAATGATCGCGTATCTGGAACGAGCCGACGAACTGAAATATGCCGCACCGCTGCGCCGGCTGACGATCAAGCTCGACAAAGAGATCATGCGATCGGGTCGGCTCGGGAACCCACGCGCGCAACTTGCGCCGTTCTCCGACGAATGGCGCGCGCGCGAAGCGATGAAAAATCGGCTCCGTGACACCCCCGGTGAGCCCGATCCCGGCTCCGATAAAGCGACGAAGCTGCCTGAGTTTCAACGACTGACATGGGCCGACCTGCGCGAGGCTTGGAGCGCCACAAGCTACAAGAAAAATCGCCCGTTATCGCTCGAGCAGCGTTTCGTGCTGGAAGTCGTCCATGTACGCCGGACGATGCGGCTTATGGATAAGATGGTCTGCGCCGCCGAGCTGGAACTGAAGAAGAACGGCTATCCCGACTCGTTCGCACTTGACCAGCTCCGTCGCATGATTGAATGCGTTCGCGAGGGTTGACATCGCGCTCACCGCGCAATGCCGGCGCGAAAATCCGCGCCGGCATCGTGGGTCAGAACAGTCCTGCGGGCTGCGCTGAGTCATCCCAACTGAAAATAATCAGCTCGTTTCGAGCGACGCCCTTCCCGCCTCCAACCGTGTACTGGATCGGCACAGTCTCGATGTGAAATCCGTCGAACACGCGTCGAATATCCGGATGGTCGTTTAGACTCACGATCGCGCGCCCCTTGATCGACCGCAGCCGCTGCGCCATCTTCTCGTACTCGGCGAACGGGAACGACACGCCATAGCCCTCCGTCTCGTAGTACGGCGGGTCCAGGTAGAACAGCGTATGCGGCCGGTCGTAGCGATCGATGCACGCAGCCCAATCCAGACGCTCCACGAACGTGTTCGCCAGACGCAGGTGCGCCGCAGACAGTTCTTCCTCGATGCGCAGCAGGTTCAGGCCCGGCGGCGTAGTCGTCGCTGTCCCGAACGTCTGCCCCTCCAGCTTTCCGCCAAAGCAACTTTTCTGCAGGTAGTAGAACCGGGCCGCACGCTGGATATCGGTCAGCGTTTCCGGGATCGTCTGTTTCAGCCATTCGAATACCTGCCGGCTGGTCAGTGCCCATTTGAACTGCCGCACGAATTCCTCGAGGTGATGCTGCACGACGCGGTATAGGTTGATCAGCTCACCGTTCACGTCGTTGATCACCTCGACCTTTGCAGGCGGCCGCAGGAAATACAACGCCGCCCCGCCCGCGAACACTTCGACATAGCAGTCGTGCGCCGGGAAACGCGGGATAAGGTGATCTGCCAGACGGCGCTTGCCGCCGATCCAAGGAATGATGGGATTTGCCATTGTGAAAGCCGTTTTTAAACTTGGTGTAGAATCCGGCCCGCCTACGTAGGTAAACAGGGCCTTGGCTGATTCACTGGCACGCTCAGTGGAAAGGCGACCGGGAGAATGCGCGAACACTCCCCCGGTCGCCCTGTTTCTTTCGAGACCGCCCCGGCCTCGATCGCCGCGCTACTGCGGCAAATTGGATTGCGCGTCGCCGATCAACGCGTCGTAACTACGCTCGCACTGCTGGCCGGCGATGCCCCGTTCGTCAGCGATCTTCGCCAGCTCTCCCGCGCGCTCGTCAGCCCGGCCGAACAGGTCGGCAAGCAGATCGAGGGCGTCGCCGGTTGCCGCGCCTCCGGCCGCAGCGCCGGCACGTCGAGCGTCGGCAACGAGCGCGGCGACTTGCTTGCGCAGCCCGTCAGCAACACCGTCTGCAACAGCAGCATCAGCGCGTGCCTGATCACGTTCTTTCGCAGCATTGGTTGCGATCTCCTGTTGTGCCACCAATCGGCGGCCATATTCATCACGTTCAGCGCGGAGATGGTCGATCTGCCACGCCTGATCGGCGACCGTCGCGGACTGATCCGCATCACGATGCCCCTTCGAATAGCCGGCAGCAGCGCCGACGAAAACGGCCGCGATGAGCGCGAGCCAGAGTCGAGGATCGAACCACGTCATGCGCCACTCCGCATCGTCGACGCGAGGCGCTTCGCCCGATCGCCGACCTGTCGCGCCCACAGGCTGTCGAGCATCTCGACTGCCGCTGCGTTCCAGTCGCCCCTTTGCGTCGCCGCGAGAAACTTGCGGAACCCGAGCAACCGGCCCTGCATGTTGAACGCCATGTTCATCATCACGCGCTGACGCACCGGATCGAGCGACCGCCACCACGGCAGGCTGCGATCGAGCCACGCCTCGGTTTCCTCGACGTCGTTCTCGTACATCAGATCGATCTCGTTATCGCGGAACCCCTTGTCGGTCAGATTGCGGCCAATTCCGCCCGACACCTTGCCGACCGTGTCGGTATAGATCCGATACCGCCGGCCCTCATCGCGCATCAGTTCGGCCTTCAGCTTGACCCCGTCGTACTTACCCATTCTTGTTTCCTCCGAAAAGTTGCTTTGCCTTCCTGCGCAGCAGGATCTCCAGGTACTGCGATCCGACGATGCCGAACGCGCTCCCGATCCCGAGCAACGCAATCGGCGGCAGGTCGGGGATCTGCAGCAGCGCGATGCCCGCGACCATCGACGTCGCCGACCCCAACACGGCCCGGCCAGCGACGAGCCGGAACGTCAACTGCTCGCTACCCACCAACACCTTCGCGATCCCGATCAATCCGCCCATAACGATCAGCTCCAGAATCGTTTTTTCATGCTCTTGCATCGGTTCCCCTTGTCCCGATAAAAAGAAAGGCCGCTCCGGTTTCCCGTGAGCGGCCTGCAACTACAGTGCGCGACGCGTAACTTGCGCTACTTCGGCGCCGGCACCACCAGATCGATCTTCTTGCCCTTCTTCTTCCCGTGCCCGACTTTCGCTTTCCCCTTGTTCCCTCCGTTCAGTGTGACCACCGTGATCCACCCGCGTGACGCGAACGAGTGCTCCACCGACTCGATCAGGAACTCGCCATCCACGCCGGTCTTGAAGCCCTTGAGCGCGATCGTCTTTTCCGCCGACAGATCCGCCCGGCCGCGCATCGTCAGCCGGCTCGTCGACGTGTGCCGATTGAGTGTCGCCAAGCGCGACTTCGCACCGGCTTTCGCCGCCTCCGGACTCGCGAACGCATGCCGTTCCGTATGCACCGCGGACGCACCAGGCGGAGCGTCTGGATTCGGGATCGTCAGATCGATCTTCTTCCCCGTCTTGCGGTCGTGCACCTTCGTACGAACGGCCGCGAAGCTCGCGCGATCCGGGAAATTGATGTCGTAGTCGAGCAGATCGCCGGGCGTGAGCGTGACGATCGGCAGCGGCTTGCCGCTCGCGCTCTTGCCGCCCCCACGCGGCAACACGATAAGCTTGCCGGCCTTGACCGTCGCCGTCGCACCGTACTGGCGAGCCACCCGCGTGATGAAATGCAGATCGCTCTCGCCGAACTGGTCGATACGCGGCACGACGACGTCGACGTCGCACGCGGCCGACCATTTGTTGCGACGCGCGACGTCGCCGACGATGTCGGCCAGCTTCGCATTCGACCAGCTGCCGTAGCGCTGCGTCTTCGACGTCGCACGCATATTCGCGGGCTTCCCACGAATCACGACGCTCGCCGGCGGCCCGCGCACACCGATCTCGTCGACCGCATACTCGCCGAGCATCGACAGTCCCTGCTCGTCCCATCCGATCGACACCTTCAACGTTGCGCCCTTCGGCGGAAACTCGATGCGGCCGTCGCGATCGTCGAGCGTGATCGTGCATTCATCTGCGTCTAGACCGGGTTTGTCGACCGCGCGGATCTCCAGCACGCGGTCCTGTATCACCTTGGTCACGTCCGAGCCGTTAGCGATCACCTGAAATATCGCTTCCATCACACCTCGCTATGTCCAGAGCTGGACCGATTCAACACGCGGCGCATCGAGATCCGGCAGCAGGATCTCGACGCCGGCCGGGAACGGCTGCGGCAGAGCCGCAAGTCCCGGATTCGCGTCGTACACGGCCTCGACCGTGCCCTGTAACGTCCCGTAGTACCGGAAGCAGAGCGTATCGAGCACGTCGCCGTCAGACGTTCTTAAAGTCTTCGCCATAGCGGCCGAACTCCACCGAGAAAGTTTGCTTGCGCGGCATGCCGTCGACGAGCAGTGCGTCCTGCTCCTCCTCGATCGACTGCAAGAGCCACCGTCCGAGCACGTCGCCGTCGCCCGTCGTGAGCTGCACGGGCTTCATGCGCCCGCCGATTTCCCGCAGCCGGTTGATCTGCTTCGTACCGGCCCCGAGCGCCGGAAATACGACACCCGACAGGGTGATCGTCTCGCCCCCTTCACTGACCGCCTGCAGCGCCTCCTGACGGTTCAGACGCTCCTGCGGCGCCACGCGATACCGCGTCGCCCGTCGCAGCTTGTCGTACGCAGCCGTCGACAAATTGAAGTGGAACGCGTCGCCTGCATCGGTCGTCATCGACATGAGGTGCGGCGTGCTCGACGTCGCACCATCGAATATCCCGGACACCATCGAACCGATCCCTGTCGACGTGATCACGTTCATCACCGCCGAATCCTTCAGACCGACCGACGCGTTGAACTGATTCCATGCCCCGCCGAGCGCCGACTTCACGCTGTCGGCGGCAGCCCGCACAAGGGGGAAATTCGATCCGTCGATAGCTGTCAGGATCGCGCCGACCGACGCTTGTGCCGCGTTGAAGCTGCGCAGCACCGTGCCGACCTGCGGAAACAGATCGCCGGCCAGCGAGATCGCACCGCTCGCGCCAGTCAACAGCTCGGCCGCGCTGCTCAGATTGCCCGTCGCGAGCCGCTGAAGCATGTCGACCGTCGACATGCTCGCCGCACGATTCCGGTCGAAGATGCGGACCATCTGGCGCACGCGCTCGGTCGCAATCCCTGCCTGCGTCGCCGCGCCCGTGATCTGTCGAATCACATCCATTGCACCTCCCTTACATGTGTGGCGAATCGAACATGGCCGTTCGCGCGTTCGCCTTGCGCTGATGCTCGTCCATCATCCGGGTTAGCGCCGGACTGACCTGCGCGAGGAACTTGTTCGCCATGTCGGCGTCGCTCGCCTCGATCTTCACGTGGAAGACCGGTGCGAAGGTGTTTTGCTGCTCGATACGCGGCCCCGGTCGAGCGCCGACGCCGGCTGCCTCCGGCACGAGCGCCTTCGCTTTGGCAATTGCCGCAGCGTCCGCTGGCGTCTCGTCTCGCTTCCTGTCCAGCACCTTGCGCGAGATGGCGCTGAACAGCTTGTCGCCCGCGAACGTGCCGACCGCCCCGCCGATCACGCCCAACACCGCCGAGCCAATCGGGCCGCCGAGCGCACCGATCATCGCGCCGACCTTCGCGCCCATCACGCCACCGGCGAGGCCGCCTGCGATGCCCGCGAACCGGTTCGCCTTCTGCGTGCTGGTATCGGTGCTCGACGCGACGGCGTATGCTTCACGCCCGGCGAGGCCGAGCTTCAGCACGGTGCCGGCGACGGCGAGCTTGCCGGCGTACGGTGCCACGCGGCCGAACAGTGCCCGGCCGGCATTGACGATGCGCCCGATGCGCCCTGCCCGAGCCGCACCACGTGCTGCGCGACCAGCCCCACCACCGCCGACGAGATCGCCCAGCCCGCCACCGCCGAGACCACCGCCGGGCAGGTTGACGACGAACACGCGCTGCACGCCACCGGCAGCACCCGCAGCCCCGCCGAGCGCATCGAGCGCCCGGCCCACGACACCGGCGGCCCTGCCACCACGTTCCGCAGCCGCACGACCGCCTCGCGCGAGCACCGTGCCGCGCGCGATGTCGACCGCGCCCCGGCCGATACTCCAAAGTGCCTTTGCACCACGGAACGCGAGCGCTGCGCCTGCGATACCGACGACGGCTGCCGTCGCCTTCGGTGCGGCGTCTGCGACGGACTGGATACCACTTCCGAGTCCCTTCGCGCCCTCGCCAATGCGATCCGTGACCGGACGAAGCGCGTCGCCGATACTCCGCATCGCGTCATCCCACCGCTGCCCGACCTCGCTCCAGATCTGCTTGGACGTCTCGCGGCGCGCCTCCAGATCCTTTTGGATCTCGCCACTCGCCTGCTGCGCGTTGCGCTTCAGGTTCGTGTACAGGTCCGCGTTCTGCATGTACGCGGTCAGCGCCGCCTTGACCTGCATGTCGTTGAACAGGTCGCCGGTCTTCATCGTCTCGGCAAACGCGGCCATCTGCGCCTGACGCTTGGCCGGATCCATCTCCGAATTGAACTGCTTCGCTGCCGTCGCGAGCTGCTTCGCCTTGGCCGGATCGACGCGCTCGATGTATGCGCGTGCGAGGACGAACGATGCTTCGAGCGTTGACCAGCCCTTGCCGATCGCTTCGCGCATCTTCGCCTGATAGTCGACGCCGGCCTTCGCATAGTTCCGCTCGGTCTCGCCCGAACCGATCTTCGAAAACCAGTTCTTCAGGTTGTTCGCCGCTTCGTCGGAGCTGCCCGCAGTCTTCATCTGCACCTGGAGCATCGCCCCGAGCTGCGTCACCGAGTCCTGCCCCGTGATGCCGATCTTCTTCATCTCCGCGAGCAGCACCGGGAACCATCGCGCCATGTCGACCGATTCGAACGAGCCTTCTTTGCCGAGATACGCGATCGCCTCCAACGCCTTCGCCATCTGGCGCGGGTCCACGATCTCCGCGTTCTGCTGCAGCGCCTGAATCATCTTCGCGGTTTCGACCGTCGTCGCCCCTTGGCCGATCGAAAACTTCGCAACCAGCGGCGCGAAGTTCAGCGCCCGGTCCAGATCCATGCCGCCCGCAACCATCTGGTTCACCGCATCGGCCAGCTCGTTGCGACCGATGCCGTTCGCAGCGGCATCACGCCGGATACGCACGCCCATCGCAGCCTCTTCCTGCGTACGCGCAATACCGGCCTTGATCGCGATGTCGCGAATGATCGCCTGATAGTTCGCCGAGATCGTCGCCGGCACCGCGACCGCCGCCGTCAGCTTCACCGCGTCGCCGATCACGCCCCGCCCGGCCTCCTTACCGGCCGCCAGCCGCTCGTATCCTGACGCTTTCAGCTCCAGCCCCCGCGTCGTCCGGCCGAGCCGCGCATACGCGCGATCGAGCCGTTCGACCTCGATCCCGGCATCCCGCAGCGACTTCAAATTGCTATCAAGCTTGCGGCGGATGCCGTCCGCCGCGCTGTCGCCCGCCAGGTGCAGCCGGCGGAACTCATCCTGCAGGCGCATCGTCTCGCCGATCTGGCGCTGCCAGAGCCGCGAGTCGTTCGCCCGCTTCTTCATCGCGTCGATCTTCGACGACGTGTCGGTAATCGCCTTGCCGAACGTCGCCGACACGGCCCCGCCGATCACGATGCCAAGTGCTAGGTCTTTCGCCATATCGGCCCCTTCAGTCCGTCAGCCACCAGAGCATGTCGTCGACCGTCATCTCGTCGATCGAGGTCGGCGACATGCCGTACTCACACGCGAGGCGCTTCGCCAGCGCCTTGAGCGTCTTTCGGTCCAGCTTTGCGTACGGATCGAAAGGAGTAGTAGGCGTCCTGTACGCGCTCGTAATCGGCCATGTCCATCGCGTCGAGATCGCTCGGCGCAATGTCGGCTAGCGTCGCGAACAGGATTAGTTCCTGCTCTTCTGCATCGTTCGGTGCGAGCTTCTGCGCGGCACGCATGTCGCGCACCTTCGGCCGGCGCATCGTGAAGGTGTCGCACTCCACGCCATTGAGCTTGATCGGAAAGTCGAGCTTGACCGTGACCTTGTCCATTGCGGTTCCTGAAACGAAAAATGGCGAGCCATCGGCTCGCCATTGATTGAATAAAGTAACTTTGCTGCGTGTCCGCCGGATGACGGTTACGCCATGCCGAGCTTCTTGCGGACGTCGGCGAGCTGATCCACGCCGTTGATCACGCGCTTGCACGCAAAGATGTCGATCTCGTGCACGATCGCGCCGTCGATCTCCAGCTTGTAGTAATCGCACGACACGTTGAACTTCGCGTCTACCTTGTCTCCCGGCTTCCATTCACCCGGATCGACTTCGTAGAGCATCCCGCGCAGATACACGACGACGCTCTTCGAGTTGCCGCTGCGATCCTTGAACACCGCGCGAAACACGCCGTTGAACGCCCCCTGATCGACCAGCCCGAAGAACTTCAACACGTCGTACTCCATCGTCGCCATCGCAAACGACGCTTCGAGCGCTTCCATGCCTTGATCAACCTTGACGGTCGCATCCATGCCGCCCGCGCGGAAGTCGTCCGTCTTGAGCTTCAGCTTCGGCGGCGTCATGCTCGTTGCACGCCCCGCGTAGCTACGGCCGTCGACGAACGTGTTGCAGTTGTACAGAGTTTCCGGAATCATCGTCCCTCCCTTAGATCTGGTTATCCAGCACTTCGGTCAGCCACTGATTCGTGACCTCGAAGCGGAAAATCGGGTTTTCGGCCGGCGGAACATCCGTGAATCGGATGTTCCAGTACACCTTGCCGTCTTCGATCTGGCTCGCCGTGTTCAGCTCCGGGTCCGGGTACACCTCGAAATTGATCAATGCGCCCTGACGCTTCAGGTCGCGCATGAACGCTCGCAGCCCTTCGGTCACGTCGCTGACGTAGGTCGCCGTGATGCCCCGGTCGACCGCCCATTTGTGGCCGGCCTGCACGGCGTCCATCACGATGTCGAGCGTGCGCACGCGCGTGATGAACTTCCACTTCGGATCGGACGACAGCGTGCGGTTCCCCCACAGCCGATAACCGCCGTCGCGGATGATCGTCGTGATGTTCGCGTTGTTGAGCAGGTTCGCGCGGCACGTCTCGTCGCCGTCGAGATATTCGATCGGTCGGCCCGTGCCCGTGATCTCCACGATCTCCTTGTTCGAGGGCGATGCCCAGAAACCGATCTTCGCGTCGGTCTGGCAGAACAGGCCTGCCGCGTACGTCGACGCTGGAATCGAGATCTCGCCATTCGTCGAGTTGTCCCATGCCTTCGCTCCGGGATCGACCATGTACAGGCGCTTGCTGCCGAAGTTCTTCGCGTACGCGATCGCCGCCTCGTCGCCCGTGTTCGGCCCATCGATCACGGCGACGGCCCGCAGTTTGCCGGCGAGCGAATCGGCCGCCGTTGCGACCGGTTGCTTCGACGTATGGCCGGGCGCGATCAGCAAGCGCGGCTGCGCATTGAAACGCGACTTCGCGTCGAGCAGCGCCTGCATGCCGGTACGCGCACCGCCGGCCGTCTCACCGCCGATGATCGCCGAGGTGAGCTGCGCCGCATCGGCCAACGTCGGCACACCCACCGCGATGACCACCGCACTGCTCTGCGCGTAGATCGCGCGGGCCGCGCGTGCGATCGCGCTCTTCTCACCGAATGCCTGCACGGCCTCGCGATAGCTTGTCAGCTGCACGGGCACATTCGGTTGAGCCAGATCGGGGCCGGGCGTGTAGGTATCGGCCATGCCGACGACCGACGACGACGGCACCGCGATCGTTCGCGGCCCGCTGTCGACGATCGTCGTCGTGATGCCGTGGAAAAAGGAAGTCGCTGCCATGCGGATCTCCAGAAATTAAAAAAGCCGCTCGATGAGCGGCTTGCGATACAGGCCTGCGCACGAATGCGCCGGGAAAGTTACTTTGCGTCGACGTCGGCAGGTGCCTCGGTATCTCTCGCGGTTTCGTCACTGGCAGGCACCGCGGATTCGACATCCGAAGCCGTCTTGGCCGCCTCATTGCGGCGAGCTTCTTCCTCGCGCCGAGCGGCTTCCTCGGCTTCGCGAGCGGCTTTCTCCGCCCGTTCGGCCTCCACCTTGGCGAGCACCGCCTGCGGGTCGGGTTCGTCCGGCCATACGATGTCATTCGGGAATGTCGGCGAATCCACGACACGCACCAGTGCGACCTGATACGCTGCCCACGCGTCGAACATCGCCGCTTCGATGTCCGACAGCTTTCCAGTGACGCGCGCATCCGACTTCCCGAGATTCCGCTGACGGGCGCCCTCCATGCGCGCGTAGAAATCCTCCATCGCCGCTGCGCGCACTCGCTCCGCGACGACGGCCTCATCGAGCACCCATGCGCCGTCGTTCCAGACATATTCGTCGGACGGACGCGGAATTTCGGTCAATCCCGCTTCGTCGGGGCTGACGCCCGCGACCGTGATCTCTCCCGGCTCGCCCGTATCGGTGCGATACAAACGGACACCGCGATAGTCCGGCTGCATCATCCACTTTCCGTCCTGCCAGAACGGCCAGGAACGTGCCGGCACTTCCGGCAGAGGTGTGAGCGTGCAGAAGGCCGGCACGAGATAGCGATTCGCGTCCATCGGATCGCGCTCCGCAAGAAAGCTCGCGACGTAGCGGCCGGTCAGGTTGTCGTACTGATTGCAAAGCATGTTCTACCTCGATTTAGTAAGCGCGGATCATGGCGAGCAGCGCAACGTTGCGTGGACGGCTCTCGTTGCCACCGTCCGCACCGATACTGATCGTGTGCGAGTGCGCGCCGGCCCCGCCAATCCCGACGTTGTGACCGTGATTGCCGGCCGCAGCGATCGAGATCCCCGTGCCAGAGACAGACGACCCAATATCGTCACCCCGATCCCAGTTATATGGGCCGCTACCCTGACCGTAGCTCGTTCCGACGACCCCGACACGACCAATGCGTGTGTTGTGCGCGTGCCCCGGATCGTTGACCCCGTGAGCGTGAATACCTTGAGCGTCCGTCCATGCGCCGTGCGTGTGGTCACCGACAGCGGCGGCAGACGCTCCGTGCGCGTGCGAGCGGTTCTGACTGTCCTGCCAGCTACCGATCTGGCGCTGTGCATCAACCCCGCGTGCATCGTCCCAACAGCGGACGAACTCGCCGCGCAAATCGGGCAGCCGGAACGTCGTATTGCCGTCGCCGGTCGAAAAGCAACCGTGACGCCCCTTGCCCCAGTCCGCATCCGCCACGATTGCACCGCTCGACTGCGCATACGCCCACAGCAGCGGATAGTCCACCCGCTTCAGCTCGGTGCCGTTCAGCTTCAAGAAGCCCGCACGTGCCGCAGTTCGGGCTTCCCACACGATCTGCCCGATCTGGACGTTCGCGACAGCCGCAGCAAACCACGCCGACGTAATCAGCTTGTCTGAACTGTCGCCCGCAGGGGGCGCAGTCGCCGTGACCGTGCCACCGACCCGAAGCAACGACGAGCCGTCGTCAGCAACCCCACCGATCAATACCCGGCCGGACGAATTGATCGTTACTTTCTCCGCTGCGCCGATCAGAAACGAATGCCGCCCAGCGAGATATTGGAGATTTGCCGTACCATCCGCCGTCGCATCACCGCCCTTCGCGATGATTCGGGCATCGAAATCACGCGGCGCCCCCGAACTATGAAAATCGATATAGGGCGTTCCGGCCTCGGTGGTGCTCCCCATTTCGATGTTTGCCTGCTTCGAAGTCAGCGTGACTCGCGAAGCGAAAGACACGCCACCACCAACCCGTAGCAGATTCGATCCGTCGTCCGCAATATCGCCGATCAGCAACCGCCCGGCCTGATTCAACATCATCTTCGTTTTACCGAGGATGTTGAATCCGATCCCGAGTCGACCTCCGGTCGGAACCGAATTGCTCTCGTCCGTCGTCGAATTCAGGAAAAGAATTTTCCCTGCAGCGACCTGCGAGTATCCATCAATGTAGTTGTCGATCACACCGCCACCGGCGTCCGGCGCTGCGCCGATACCAATGTATTGGGCCGTGTTTGCGTACCGTCGAGCCACCACACCGTAGCCCGTTGCATCTGCGGTTGACTGGAACCGCCCCATGCCACCATCCGATACGCCTACGCCAAGAATAAAGTTACCTTCCTGCGTGATATGTGCTCGTGTGACATCCTGAATCGTGAATCGGATATTCAGGATTCCGTTACCGCTCGGCGGGGTATTCGCCTCGTCGGTCCTTGCAGCGAGAATCAGCGATTTCGGTGCACCCGGATCGCTATAGCTGGCTACGACGTTATCGAAACCGCTGTTACCCAACCCCGGAGCTGAACCGATGCCGATAAACTGCTTAGTGTTGGGGCGTCGCGCCGCGACGGCATAGCCGGATGCAGGATTGTTGACATGCACCATGGTCGAGCTGTCATCCGACGCGCCACCGAGCAGCCATCGCCCTTCTGGCGTGATCCGACCGCGCTCGGCTTTGCCAGCAATAAACGACAGCCAACCAGCGGCACCCAGCGTCAGATTATTGGATAGCAAGACGATGTACGGCACACCCTGCGCACCGATCTGGAGGTGTCCATCGGTCGGCGAAAACATGCCAGTATCCGGATCGCGCTCGAAACCAAAGCCGACGTTGTTCGTGTTGTTCGGCGTGATCGCGCCGGCTTTCCCGAGCAGACAGCCCTTCATCGTGTCGCCGGACTTCGAGAGCTTGTCGCTACCAAGGTCTCCGATTTTCTTATCGGTCGCGTCTGCGCGTGTCGCGAGATCCAAGACCTTCTTGTCCGTCGCGTCCGCGCGGGTGCCAAGCCCGACGACAGCCTTATCGGCCGCGTCGGCACGATCCTTCAGGTAGCGCGTCCGGTTGCCAAGTTGCTTGAGTGCGATGTTGTCGACCCCGTCCGGCCCACCCTGCACGGGATCCGACGTCTCAAACTGCCGAATTCCCGGCTCCCACTTACTCTCTTCCTTCAAATCGGCCATGTTCCGATTACCCCTCGCGTATATCGACCGTTTCGCGTCGCGACGCCGTTGTGCCGGATCGCGACCTCAGAAAAATCGAGCCACGCCAGCAAGCTGCGCGCTGGCGCGTAGCGCGCTATTGCGCGCTTCAGGTTTTCGCCCTGATCTCGCGTCACTGGCTGCTTCAGCGTCACGATGTATTCGGCCCAAGCGGACGACCCGCCATACAGATATCGACCGTTGCGCTTCACCGACCCGTCGCGACGCTTGACCTGCCGCCCCTCCTGAATATCGATCTCGCCGAAACCGAGTCGCCGCACGATCTCGCGGATTGCCCACGGCGTGCCCTTCTTCTGGTAAATCGCCAGCGACGACTTGATCAGCGCCCGGCGTGCGCCTTCGGACTCCGCCAGTTCCCACCCGTCGACCGCGAGCGACCACGCGAGCCACGGCAGGAACGCAGCCGGACAGCGATCTGCATCCCAGAGCGTACGGATCACGTCCGGATCGATGCTCGGGCGCATCACCTGCGCGAGTGCGGCTTCCAGACCCGTTTGGTTAGCAGGCAGCAGTGCTTCAATCGTCATCGGCCACCTTCGGATTGAGCACGATCGACGTGCAGCGCGCGAACTGGTCGATCGCACACACGACGTCGCCGACCGGCGACTTCAGGTCGACGCGCACCACACCCGATGCTTTCGGATGAAGCGCCCCGGTCACGGCTGAACGCGGCATGCCAACGCGCAGAGCTTCGCCTGCGGCGACTGCGATATCCAGATCCTGCCGCCGCGCGGCAATCACAACGTCGGGATCCGGGCCGCGCCCGACGTACACGTCGGCGACGATCGTGTAATCGACGGGTCGAGCCGAGACGACCAGCAGCGTGTCGTTCAACGGCCGACGGTCTTCCGGCGACAGTGCACGACGCACCGTATCGAGCAACGCCGCGCTCGCCACGCCACCGTTCGAATACGACTTCACGACGACACGTACCACACCGGCTTCCGGCCGATCGACGCGCACGTCGGCAACATCGGGCGACGCGTCCGTCGCGAGCGACCGATACGCGCCGAAAGGGCCTGCGGTCGACGCGCGCTCGATGCCCATCTGGGTACGCAATCGCAGTCGCTCGTCTCGCTCGCGCGTCGGCGGAACCGGCGGATGCGCTTCCGGATCGCCGGGATCGACGACTTCGCGCTGCAAATTCCAGAGCACCGCGAGGTGTTCGAGATCTGCGCCCGTCGCATACGCCAGCAATACTGCGCGCCCCGCGTCGTTCACGCGGGCACGCCACCGAACCTCTTCGTATGCAGCCAGCTCGATCAGCTTGATGACCGGGTCGGATTCGAGCGCAGCCGTCCAATCCGGATAGATGCGCTTGAAGTGCGCGAGCTTGCGCTGATAGGCTTCCTCGAAGTCCAGCGTTTCGACGAGATCAGGCGGATCAAGCGCCGACAGATCGATCACTGTCATGTCGTCACCTCGAATACGACGTCATCACCGTTGTACTGCCCGGTAATGCGAAAAGTTACTTTGCCATCCACAACCGACAGCACGTTCACGCGGTCAAGCGCAATGCGCGGTTCCCATCGGGCGATCGCGCGTGCCGATTCGGCCTGTGCGGCCGAAATCCAGCCGCGCGTGATCGGCAGGTCGACCATCTCCGGAAGGTCCGAGCCATACTCGGGCCGCTCGCGGCGCGTGCCCTTGCGCGTGCTCAGGATGTCCGCGACGCTCTGCACCAGGTGCTCGACACCACCGATCAGCCGGCCCGTGCGGCGACACATACCGACCAGCGCGACCATCACTGCACCTTGGTCGGCAGGCGCTTAAAGCACCCGCGCGATTCGAGATACGCGATGTGCTCGGGGTGCGTGACTTGCGTCTTGCCCGCCAGCACCGCGACGTGCGATCCGTCCGGAAACACGATCACGCGACTACGAAACTCGGTATCGATGAATGTGACGGGTGCCGCCGCCCCGCCCTGATGCGTGTCTTTCGCCATAACCACCCCCACAAACGAAAAACCCCGCAACGCGCGGGGTCCAAAGTCACTTTGATATGCTCATACTGGCGGACTAACCAGCTCGCCGTCTCCTTGTTCGCGGTGTCTGTGCTTACTGACCGATTTGCCGGCTGCGACGACGTCGTCGGTAAACTCAGCCCTGCCCGCGACCTTCACTGCAACGCCGCCGCTCTTGCCCGCCTTGCCCTGCATGCCACCGTTGAACGTCAGCAGTTTCTCGGTCGTCTGGTTGCCTGTGAAAGTCGAGTCCGGCACATCGGCGAGCAGCTTCGTCGTGCGCAGCGTTGCGCCGTCTGCCTTCAGTTCGAACTCCGTCGCGCCGATACGAAACACGATCCGCCCACCTGCCGGCACCGACAGCACGTATTCATGGCTCGCATGGTTGTACTGCTCGAACGCACCGTCCGGATAATCCGTCGCCGTCTCGTCGGGACTCGATCGCCCCGAACCACCGTGCTGGTCCGTGTAGTAGCCGGGCGCGACGAACGCGCCTGCGAGATCGCCGGACGGTGCCCACAGCGCGACCTCTTCGTCGACGGACGGCGGTCGCCACTGCCGAACCTTGCCAGCGGCACCCGCCTGCCATTTGAGCCAGTCACTCACCCAATCGCCTATCCGGACCTTCACGCGCGGCGGGTCATACGTGACCTCCTCGACGATAGCCGACTGCGTCAGGCATGCCATTCGGCGATCCATCTCGCCAAGCTCGAAGTCGCTCACACGTTCCTCCAAGGCAGATTCGTCGGACTCCAGTAACGGTCCACGTGCGCCGGCCCGGTCTCTGGATCCACGCCCCACAGCACCGACCGCCCCTTGGTCGGCGGCTCGAACGCCTCGCCCAGGTCGAATTCGTGTTCCCATTCAACGAGCCAGACGAGGTACGTGTCGAGGTCCGGGCGGAACGGATCCTCGCCGGCCGAGCCGACCTGCTTGCCCGGTGTTACGGGCAGATCCCACGTCGCACCGTGCACCGCCTGCAGCACGCGCGCAGACAGTTCACGGACCAGGAGTTCCGCACCGGGCACAATCGGATCCACGATCACGCGCGCCTGCAACCTTCCGACGAGCGGCACCCGGCCGGTGCCGTCGTCGTGCCCGGGCTCCAGCTCAGACAGCTCGATCGCAACAAACGGGGTTTCGATCGACTTGCCGATTTTCGGATACGCATGAATGCGCTCGAGATCCGGCAGCCGGGCACGCAGGCCGGCCTCGATGCCGTCGTGCAGTTGCTTCAGGTTATCGAGCACGATTCATCGCCTTCTGCAGTTCATAGTTGACCTCCTGCCGCAACACCGTCATCAGCCGCGCTTCGCATGCCTGCGCCGCCCGACGAAACGCCGGATCGCCCGCCTGCGACCATTCGACCTTCACGACCTCGTACGGCGTCCGCTGTTTTCCGATACGGCGGTAGATCGCGCCCGCCGGCTGCATCTTGGTCTTGCGCCACGCACCTTCGAATAGCGATTTGCCGGCACGCATCCCCTTCTTCGTGCGCCGCACCGCACCGAGCCGATGCGCTTCGAGCGGGTTCAGCCCGAGCCACACCTTGCCCGTATCGAGTGAGCGCATGAAGAAGTACATCCGCTGCCGCAGCAGCTTCTGCTGAATGCCCGTCGCGCCGCTGACCTCTTTCGCGGTCTGACTCCGAATCCACGCGCCCGTCTTGCGCAGCGTCCGACGCCATGCCGCCTGCATTGCGGCAGGCGGCAGGCCTGCGAGCGCTTCGAGCGCCCCCTTCACGTCAATCTCGATCTTCAGTAGATTCATCGTCACCTCAGAATTAGGACAGTCCAGCCGGTGCCGGTCGGGTGAATCTCGAAGACACGGAACCGCTCGCCCCCGGCCTCGACGATGCTGCCCTCGCGCACGCGAGCCGCATCGTCGTCAGTGATGTCGAGGATCGGCGCAACGAGCTGAGTGCGTTGCGTTCCGAGATCCGGGCCGAGCCAAGGCGCCTTAAACATGCCCTGCAGCGGTTTGCCGTCGATCTTCACGTCGTCCGACAGGTCTCGCTTCACGGCCGTGTCGACGTCGGCCATCAGATCCCGGAACGCCATGTCATGCCTTCAGCTTGATCAGCGCCTTCGGGCGCGTGCACAGGTGGATCGGGTTGGACTGCGCCTCGATCTCGACGCCCTTGCCGAAGTCCATCAGTTCCTGTTTCGCGTAGTACGGAATCCCGGTGGTGTTCACCGCCTCGACGTAATCGGCCGGTGCGAAGCGCGAGATGAACAATTCGGACACGCCCTCCGGCACCGCATGCGCTTCGTCGTCCGCGACATACCCAACGTCGCCGACACGACCGCGATAACGCTCGAACGTGCAACCGCCGAAGTCGAACGCGTCGCGCGCGTCTCCACGCAACTGCGCGGCCATCACGGACGCGAGATACGTTTCCTTCACCGACTTTGCGACGATCAGCTTGTTCCAGAACTCGCGCCCGCAGAACACACGCACACCCGTGTACGTCATCGCGCCGAGCGCGTCTTCGATCGCATCCTGCACCTCGACGCATTTCTGACGCATCTCGGTGGTCGCGGTCGACAGCTCGAACGAAATGACCGTCTGCTCGATACCGAAATATTTCAGCAGGTCGATCAGGACCGTCTTGCCGTCCGCGTCGAGCACCGCGCCCTTGATTGCGCCGATGCGGTGGAATTCGTGCGTCGCATCGAGCTGGCGGCGCATCTTCGCGAGCCGGCGATTCACGACGGTCTGCAGCGCCTCCAGCTCCGTTTCGGAGCCGAACGCACGCAGGTTTGCGATTTCGTCTGCCATGATCACAGCACGCTGCGGCAGATGCACCGTGTTGAACGGGATCATGCCGCGCTTGCTGCCCCCGACGACAACAGCCGGTGCACCGCGCTGGCCGGCCGGGACAAGAGACAGTGTGTCGCCGTCGCGCTCGATCTGTACCGTCGTCGTCGTGATGCCGTCCTCTTCGAACAGCCCGAGCGTGCCGATTCGGCCCGGAACGTACGGCTGCTCGTTGATCGCAGCACTCAGGGACGACAGCGAGAACGCGTCGTCTTGAAACAGGGCGATATCCGCCATACAACCTCCGACATGAAAATGGATACAAAAAAGGCCACGCGGTCGGCGTGGCCTTGAATGGCGTGCAATGCGATCAGCGGACGATCACGTGTCGTTCGGCTAGATCCTCGCGACCGGCTGCGTCGAGTCCCGTGAGCTGCCCGCCAGCGACTTCGGCGAGCCGGACAATCACCGTTGCCTGGCGGGGCTCTTCAGACGCCGCCAGCGGAGCATAGAGAATCGCGGCGGCGACCTCGGAACCGTCGTGCGCAGCGTTGTCGTACGGCGCATACTCGCCGGTACCGGTCACGCCGAGCACCTGCCCGGCTGGCAGCGCCACCCCCGCCTGCACAACGATCTGCTCGCGCGAGATCTGACCGTTCCCCTCCGACACGAGAAATTCGGCCGGCAGCACACCTTGTTGCTTCACGTTCGACATGAGTTTTCCCCTCCTCGGGTTACGTCAAAGTTACTTGCTGCTCTTGCGAGCCGCGTAGATGGACGCCGCACGCGGCGCATTCGCGACCACGGGCACGTCTTGCGACGCAACCGGGGCAGCACGATGGTTGATCGGCTTCTGCGAGGCTGTCACGCGCTCGAACAGTCGTGCGCGAACCTGATCGGGCGTGAGGCCGTCTGCGACGAAGCCGGCGGTCAACTCGGTCAGGCCCGCAGCCAGACAAATACCGGCGATGTCCTGTGCGCTACGGATCGCTGCGTCGACGGTCGCGCGGTCGCGCAGTCCCGTCGACAGCACGATGCCTTCGACGCAGTGCTCGATCTTCGCGTCGCGACACGCGCTATACACGTGCGACGCCAGGACCGACACCTCCGACGCCGTTGCGGACGTAGGCGTCGGCACTCGGCCGGGTTCAGGAGCAGGCGTCATGTCGTCGTCATCTTCCAGCAGTGCCCGAATCGCGACTGGCACCTCCGAGAAGTGCGCCGCAAGCCGCTCTGCGCCCGCGTATGCCTCAATGCGGATAGGGTCGACGATCTCGTCGCAAAATCCCTGCTCCTTCGCTTGCGCTGCCGTCATCCAGGTCTCGGCGTCCATGATCTCCTGGACCTCCTCTTCGGTCCGGCCACTGCGATCCACATAAGCCACCACCATGTTGCTGCGCGTGCTATCGAGCAGGTCCGCACGCTTACGTAGATGGTCTGCCTCCCCGATAGCGAACGTGTGCGGGTTGTGGATCATCAGCATCGTGTTCGACGGCATCACGATCGTGTCGCAAGCCATCAGAACGAGTGATGCGGCGGACGCGGCGACACCATCGACGCGCCCTGTCACCTTGCCGGCATGCCGACGCAGTGAGTTGTAAATCGCGAACGCGTCGAACACATCACCGCCCATCGAATTGATCGCGACGACGATCGACGTCGCCGTCGACCCTACCTCGTCCAGCTTCGCGGCAAACATCTCTGCGTCGGTGCCCCAAAACCCGATGTCACCATAGAGCCGCACCTCGACCTCCGTACCGCCTGCCGCATTTACTTGCGCACGGATGTCCCACCACCGCTTCTTCCCTTTCATTCGCCATCCCCATAAGAAAGATCGCCCGCACCGTCGACCGGATCGAGCGTGTCATATCGAATCCCGAGCCGGCGCTCCCGCGCGAGATCGTCCGCGTTCTCTTGGTCGACCTGCTCCGGATCATCACCACGCGACAACACCGCACCCGTTCGGCTCGCCAGCCCGGAGCGGATCTCCATCCGCTTCGCCGTGACGTCCTGCACCGGATGGATGTACGGCCAGCCCTGCGGCACCCACCGCACCCGCAGATACTCGCGACGGCGCCGGTAGTAGTCAGCCATCGGCATCGCACCGGATAGTGCGCAGGCATCGACCCACCAACGCCAGACCTTCCGGCAGAACTGGTGGATGAACACGTTCCACTGGAACTGCTCGATCGATCGCCGGAACTCGTTCAAGATCACCCGCAACACACGATCGCTCACGTCGCGCAGATCGCCGGTCAAGACTTCGTACGGCATGCCGACCGAAGCCGCAGCCGCCATCAGTTGCTGACGCATGAACGGCCCGTAGTCGGTTCCCGCGCCCGGCGGCTCGGCGAACTTGACGTCCTCCCCGGGGGCCAGTTCCTGCATGCTCCCCGGTTCGAGCGATACGACCGGCGAAAAGCCGTCGACGTCGTACTGCATTTGGCCGCCGGTGACGGGATCTCCCAGAAAGCCCGGCTCGGCAGGCGGCTTCGTGATGAAGCCGGCGAAGAGGTTGCTGACCTCCTGCCGGAACAGCACTGCATCGTCGAAGTTGTCCAGCGACTTGAGCCGCAGTAGCACGGTCGACAGCTCGGGAACGCCGCGCACCTGGCCGGGCCGCAACGCGAGGAACACGTGTGCGATCTCGTCGGCCGGCACGCGAACGGTCTGCATGTTGGCCGTCGATGCACGCCCGTACTCGCCGGGATGACGCTGCAGCAGGTGATACGCAACGCGTCGACCGTCCGCATTGAACTCGACGCCGTTAACGATCTCGCCCCCGCCCGGGACGGTCTCGTTCTTTTCCATCGGCAGCAGATCGCCTTCGAGTAGCCGGATCTGCATCGGGACCGCCAAGCCCTCGCTCGGGCTGCGAAGCTGGCGGCGCACCAACACCTCGCCGTCGCTGAAGAACGCACGCGCCGCGAGCGTCTGCACGCCCGCCATGTCGAACAGCTCGTCCGCGTCGATCTCCTCGCAGCTATCCTCCCAAAGTTGCTTTTGCATCATTCGCACCGCAGCGTTCGGATGCTTCGGGTGCGCTTGGATGCCGTTCCCGATCGTGTTCGATACGAGTCGGGCAATCGCCGTCTTCGCCCACGGGTCGTTTCGGATCGCGTCGCGAGCACGCGAGCGCAGTAGCGGCAGGTTTTGCACCGCCGCCGCATTCGGTCCCGCGCTCGACGTCCGCCACGACTTCGCCCGTGCGCCCGTCGTGCTAGCCGACTCGTAGGCCGCCGCCTTGAGCCGCGTCGGCACCACGAATCCGCGCCGCGCGAGTGACGGATAGCCCCCCTTCATCGCACCCCCTTGCCGGCGTGGCGAATCCGAACGATCGACGAACGCCCGGCAGCGCCGTTCAGGTCACGAATGATCTCGGTGCGCGCCTCGCGCAGCTCGCCGATCGAGCGATATTTCACGCGCCGGTCGGCATACTGGACTTCCAGCTCGCCCTTCGCGATTGCAGACTGGATGTTCTGCAAATCCTGTTTTGTGTATGCCATGCCATTCCCTCGTTTAGCGCCGCTTCAAGTACGTCGAGCGACCAACACGACGCCCCTGAATGCGCGAAACCCCGCTCGGGGGCGGGGTTTCGGTGGGTTTTGCTACCTGCGGCGACGGCCGCGGAGTCTCTGTAACGGTCTCTTCGACCGGCGGATCGGGAAGTACCTCGGCAGGCAGCGCCGACGGCAATGCCTCCAGCACCGGAACCGCGTCGAACAGCGAGGCCTGCGACACACGATGCTGCTCGACCTGCCAGTGCGCCTCGGTCATCAGGTGCACTTTCACACTCCGGGCCGCGTGCAGCGCGTAACCTTCGCAGTCCAGTGCCTCGTTACGCGGGCTGATCTTCTTCCATACGCGCTTACCGCCACGCGGCCCCGGCACCTTGACCTCCGCCGTGAGCTGCGACAGGTAGTCGCTGCGCACGCCGCTGTACCAGTGCATGCGACCCGGCCCTTCGCCTTCAAGCTTCAGCCGGTTTTCGAGGATCAGATCCTTCGCGCGGCTCACACCGACCATATAAGGCCGCAGCCCGTACTTCGCCGCCTTGCTGTTGTTGCGCGTCGAGTCGATCGACGCCTTCGGCACACTGAAGATCTCCGCGTCGATGTTGCTACTGCCCTTGGCGGCCATGACGTTGTAACCGGCCCTTTGCGCCGCACGCACGTAGTTGTATACCGCGTCCGACGTCGCTCCGTCCGACGAGTCAATCGACGTCGCGCGTACACGCAGCAGCCAGCCGCTCTCGTGCCGGTATGCATGCGACAGCAGCATCGTCAACGCGCCCCACACACCGCCCGCCATCGGGTCTTGCTGCTGCTCCGTCACGTTGCCGTAGATCTCTCCCCACAAAACGAGCCAGCTTTCCTCGCCACGTCCCCATGCGCGCAGGACGATCGCGAGCCGGTCGTGCTGCACGTCGACGCCAAGCGTCAATACCAGACCGCCGCCCGGCACCGTCAGCTCCTCGTACGGCAGCGCACGCTCCGCGAGCACGTCCAGCTCGGGCAGATCCGTCCGGTACTTGTACGGCCGCCCCTGCGAGTTGTTCACGAACGCGCGCATCTTCGTATCGTCGCCTTCGCGCAGCGCCTTGTCGGCCGTCAGCCACTTCTTGACCAGCTCGGCCATGTTCGAGCCGGGAAACGGCGACACCAGCTCATTGATGCGAAAGCCGGCAACGCCGTGAAACGGCGCCGTCGCAACCCATCGCCCCCGGCGAACGGCGCGAATGCGCGTCGCGTCGTCCCACAAAGAGCCGCAGTGCGGGCAGGTGTAGCGGGCCGTCTCCGGTTGCGCACGGCCGTAGACCTCATGCACGACTTCGGCACCCTCGCTCCAGGTGACGTTCTCCCACGCAAGCTCATGCTCCTCGTCACAATCAGGGCATGGCACCAGATACACGCGCTGATCCGATGCCGCATAGCCCTGCTGGATGCGCGACAGGCCGTCGACGGTCGGCGTGCCGCCCAAGATCATCTTGCGTTGCCGGCCCGAATAGCTCTTGATCCGCTCTTCCAGCAGCGTGATCGAGTCGCCCTGATCGCGCACGTTCGTGTTCGCGTCGTCCGGTTCCTCGACCGCTACGACCGGAGCCGGCGTCGACTTCACGTCGTCCGGCGCGTTCGACGTGACGAACTTCAGGAAACCGCCAGCGAACGTCTTGTGATCCCACAGGTTGTTTTTGTCACGTGCCGCGTGCACGGGCAATTTGGCCGACAGGCGAGGCGTTACCTCGACCATCGGCTCGAACTTCTCCAGGTTGAATTTCTTCGCCGTCTTCTCTTTCGGGAACATGACAACCATCGGACACGGAGCAACGTCGATCCGCTTGCCGATGTAGTTCAGCAGCACGCCGTCCGTCCACGCGACCTGCGCGGACTTCATGCACACGACCTTCTGCACGGTCGGATCGTCCAGCGCGTCGTGCATGCCGAACACCCACGGCGTGATGTTCGGGTTATAGCGGCCGGGACTGGCCGATCCCTTCGCGCTCAACCGGCGATGCTTGCGCGCCCATTCCGTCGTCCCAATCTTCTCCGGCGGGCGCAGCATCCTCGCCAGCCGACGAATCACCGCGTTGACTGTCTGGGTCGTATTCAGAAAGCTGCTCAAGGCATCCATATATGTGCTCGTTCAACCATTCGACGTCGACCTCAACGCCGTATAGCGTGTGCAGCTCCTGCACCAGCTTGTCGGTCAGCGACAGCAGTTCCGTTTGAAATGCGCCGACCATCAGGCCGTACGCCTGTTCGAGCTGCGTCGCATTGACGAGCTGGCCCTTCTTCTCGGCCAGCGTCAGCAGTTTGATCTCGCGATCGACACGCTCCGTCATCGCTCGCTCGGCGACGAGGTCAATCCCGGTCTCGCTTGAGCGACCGGCCGCAACCTCACGCAGATGCCGGATATAGGCGATGCGGATCTCGTCGATCGACACCGCGCGGTAATCGAGCCGAGCCTTGTCGACGAACCGCGAAACGGCCGACTGGTCAAGGTCGAGATGGTCAGCGATCTGCTGCTGAGTCGGCATGAATATGACCCCCTATGGAAACTCGCCAGTAGAGAAAAAACGCGGGTGCGAGCCCCCGCGCACCGGGAACCCCTCAGGGTCCCCATGCTTTCGGCACGCGACACGTTACCGTCTGATACGATTGATCGCTCATCCACTTAGAAGGAGACCAGTATGGCCACAAGCTTCGCGCGCTCGGACGCATCAAGCCATGCAGTAGCACTCGTGAAAGCGGCTCTCGAAAACGGTGCAATCAAGCTGAATGGACCGATGGGGTTAGACGGTCCTGCACATTACGCCGCACAAGATGCTCAGTACCTCGCCACTCTGATTAATGACCTGGCAGAGAAAATCAAATCACCGAACTACGACTAACCGCGCAATCGAGAGCCCTGCGCGCAGCGTCCCGCAGGGCCTCGTCACGCCGAACCGTAAAATCTCCACGCAGCCGTATCCGCTGCTTCACGATGGCTTGACCGGTCTACCAGCCACACGACGCGGTCCATTACATCTTCAAATACGAAGCACCGCGCCGTAACGCGCCCCGTGCTTCGATCCTCATCCCACGTCGACCAGACCTCGCTCGGTCCGGCGCTCGTCGACTCGATTCGCATTTCAGCGCCCCAATGCAAAAAGCCCTGAGGGCTTTCGCACTCAGGGCTTCGATATTCAATTCGTAAGGGCGAACGCCCTCCCAACAGATCCCGACAGACAATTATCGTTGTTGGTCGCGGCGCTCCCGCGATTCAGTACGCCTGTCGGGCGAAGGTTGCGACACGAGTATGCGGTCGCTCATTTATCCAGTGACGCGGTAAAGGATGTGCAGAGTTTAAGCGATCCGCTCTTGAAATGGAATACGTTTCATCCTCGCAATTGCCGACGCAGTGTGTCGTACACCGATCCATCAACCGTATCCAGCAGCGCGAGCATGTCGTGGAAGCGCCACGACCAGTTCTTCCGATACTCATCGAGCGATACGCCGAGCGCGTGCGCCCGGCCTGCGTCGTCGACCTGCCGCTTGCCGGAACCGGAACAGCAGGGGCAAATGTGCCGCCCCTTCGAATCCGAAGCCGGCGACGCAGCGATCCGCCCCATCCCGCTACAGTCGCCGCATGGTTCGTATTCCCGAAAGACCAGCGGCCCATTACGCCCTTCGAAGAACGGAATACGCTCCTCCGATACGCACACCTTCCCGCTGCCTCCGCACACGTCGCACGTGCGCGTTGACGTCGTGGCGGCAGGCACGCGACGCACAACGCCGCGTCCCTCGCACTCGACACACTGGTCGTTCACCCACTCGTCCAGCAACCGCAGAGCGAACCGCTCAACGATGTCGACCTTCGAACGCTCGACAGTGTTCCCCGCACGTTGATCGCGACGCTCGTCGCGCGACAGGCCCGTGAATCGCGCACGCTTGAATCGGCCCGACGTCCGGATCATCTGCGCCAACAGCAACGTTGCACGTCGGACCGTCGCCGCCGTCGGCAGCGGCCCGGCCTTGATTCGGGCCAGCAAGCTCCCGAGATCGTTCGCAAAGGCGAGTGCGCCCAAAGTTACTTTAGGATCGGCAATCGGGTCGGTGAACTGCCCACGAACGCTCATCGCAACGCCCACCCGCTCTTTCAAATCGATCATCACTCTCTCCTACTCGTCCTAATGTCTCAATGTCCCAAGGGAAAAGGCTTGCAGGCGTGTGCGCCTGCGACATGCGACATGCGCCGCTCACGTCGCGCATGTCGCGCCCCTGCACCCGCGCCCGAGACCGCGCCTTGGGACGTTGGGACATGGGACGTCCACAGCGCGCCAAGGCGGGGCAAGTGGCGCGCTTTCCGTGCAGGCACGGCGCGCCACGCGATCACAACGGACTGTCGTCATCACCCGCTGCGACCATCTCGCGCTCCGCTTCCGGCTCTTGCTCTTCCTTCACGTAGTACCAACCACGCGAACCGGTCGACTCACGCTTGCGCACCCACCCGAGCGACTTCAACGCCTTGCCGATGCGGCGCTGCTCCGCGAGTGTCCATTTCGACGTATCGAGTTTCAGGATGTCCGCAAGGATCTCTTCCATCGTCGTGCGCGACACGAACTCAAGGGCCTTGGCGATCTTGTCCTCGTACACGTCGCCTTCGTAGCGCTCCGCCTGCTCGATCTCGAACAGCGGGCGCTCATGCTCTTCGACGTGCCACACGACGCCCGAGCGATACAGGTGCGCGGCTTCCGCCCAGAGCTGATCACGAATGGCCACAATGCCGTCGATGTCGACCAGACCGCCAACACGCAGCGGCCAGTAGCGTCGGTTGCCCGATTCGTCTTTCAGGTAAGTGTCGAAGTTGACCGAGCCAGCGAACACGCACTGACGCGGAACGTCCGTCGCCCGTTTGCCGTAGAAGTTGCGGAACCGGTCGACGGCCGTCGCGAAGAAGCTTTTCACCGCCGACGAGTCGGCCTTGTTCAACGAGTCCAGCTCGGCCAGCTCGATCACCCACTTCCCGGCCAGCACGGCGTACGTGTCTTTGTTGCCGATCTGGATCGGCGTATCGGTGAACCACGGGGCGCCGGCCAGCACCTTCAGCGCCGTCGATTTGCGGTGTCCCTGCTTGCCCTCGAGGATCAGGACGTTGTCGACCTTGCAGCCCGGCTCCATCACGCGCGCGACGGCGGCGATCATCCATTTCATGAACGCAAGCTGCACATACTCGCTGTCGGCCACGCGCAGGTATGTCGACGGCATCGCGCGGACACGCGGCACGCCGTCCCATTTCAACCCTTCGAGGTATTCGCGCACTTCATGGAAGTGGGTCGCGTCCGCCACCAACAGAACTGCGTTCATCACGATATCGGTGCGCACCGAGAGGCCGTATCGCTGCGACAACCAAAGCGCGCAGCGCTGATCGTCCATGTCGGTCCACTCGCCCTTGACGCCCTGCGGGAACGGCGGCGCTTTACGCTTCATCACCCGGCCACCGAAGTCGTCCTGCTCGATGACGCCCCGCCATGCTTTGTGGTTCGACAGGATCAGGTGCACGTTGCCGAGCGTCGGCAGCAGCGTGCCCTTTTCTGAACGAGCGAGATCCTGCTCCCACGTGTGTGCGCCGTTCTCAGCCTCGCGGCCATCCCATTCCGGCTGTTTCGCGGCAGCGGACGTCGCGGCCGGCTTCGTCGGCGTTGCGTCCGCGGCCGACACTACAACCGTCGCCGGCCGGATCTCTTCGTTCGCTGGCGCGATGACGCGCAAGATTGCCGCCTGCACCTGCGCCTCGACCGCCTCGCAGCCCTCTTCGACGTGCAGGTCATTGAAATCGGTCAGCTTGCGCTCGCCGCGATTGGCGAATGCCGGATAGACGACGCTGACGTCGCCAACCGTCGCTGCCGCTTCGTACGCGCGCTTTAGGCCCGTGTTTTCGAAGCGCTTACGGCGCAACGGCGTCACGTCGTTACCGTAGGTCACCTCGACATACGGCACACCGTTGTCATCGCGACGACGTGATGCCGCAATCATGTACCACGTATTCTTCGCCTCGATCCGCACCGGCTCGGCGCCGAATACCAGCTCGCCCCGGAAAGCGAATTCGTCGGCGAGCCAGTCGCGCATGCGCTGCTCGATCTTCCAGTCGTCGTCGGCGCAGACCAGCACATGCACATCCGGATACGTTGCACGCAGGTAGCTCACGGCAGGGAGGATGCCGCCCGCATCGAAGCAGACACTGACAGCGAACGCCTCGTCGATCGCCATACGGATCGAGCGCGCAGTCGCATAGCCTTCGGCGACCAGCACGATCTGATCATCCGCGCCGACCTCGCCGAGGAGATACGACGCGCCCTTCTTTTCCATGCCCTTGTTGAAGCGCTTCGCGCCGTCCGGCGTGATCTTCTGCAGGCCGACGAGCCGAGCATCGTCGCCGTACTGATACATCGGCACGAAAATCGTGCCGTCCGCGTCGAAACGCACGCCTTCGGCCGTGATGCGCTTACGTTCAAGATAGGCGGACTCGCCATGCTCGGCCGCACGGTTCCACTGATCTCGCGCGCGGTTCGCGGCGAGCTTCGCCTGACGCGCGTCACGCTCCGCCTGCTCACGGTCGGCGGCTTCCTGCCGGCGACGCGTCTCCGCGAGCACTTCCTCGCTCATCGGTGCCCCGCTCCACTCGAATCGTTCGGTGCCCGGATCGTCACCCGAGAAATGGCCGAACGTACCGCCATAGCCGAGTACCGTGCCCTTGCTGATGATTTCTCGAAGCTGATACCAGTATTTCTTGCGCGGCCCGTATCGATGATGCTTTCCGTCCGCGATGGGATGCCCGGCGGGCAGCTCAGGATGCCCCGCCGCACGCAATTGCTGAATGATCTGATCCAGTGTTGCCATACGAAAATTCCCTCGATCAAAGTTACTTTGGCCGCGTCTCGCGGCCAGGTCAGGATTCGTTGAGCAGCCGCCCCTTAGCTCGCACGCCGAGCCAAATCCAACTCGGCGAGGCGACGGTCGCGTGCGACCTTGTGAGAGAAGCTGCGCCACGCTGCACGGCCGGCGGCATAGCACTGCCGGCCACTCGGCGAGCGGCTGTACCGAGATGCACCGCGTCGCAACGCGCTACTGATTCCGTTCACATTCACTAGGGTCTCCAGTTATTTGCCGCGCAGTCGACGCCATTCCGCCGACATGAGATCGTCGAACGCCGCAAGGTCCAGCGCGCAGAGATGATCGGTAAGCTGATCGCGGAACGCGTGCCGTTCCGCCTTGGTTGCGAGCGCTGCGCATGCACGCGCAGCTCGCTCTACGAATGGACGCACCTTTCCCGCTGCGCTCGCTTCCGCAAGAAACGGAGCGAGGCGATCCGGGAAGGCGGCGATCAGTTCTGACAGCAGGCGTCCTGCTTCAGCGGGGGCACACTCGAATTGAGATGCGAGCTTCGTGATAGCGCACGCCAATTGCTGCTGCGGTGAGCAGCAGAGGCCGACTCGCTCACGGTCGGGCCGGCAGCAAGCCATGCCTTGCTTGAATCGCTCCATATCAGCGACGCCGACGCTTGGCCGCAAGGGTACGAGCAGCATGGATCAGCTTCTGGAACAGCCGCTGCCCCTTGCGCCCTGTCGCGATGATCTCTTCGGCCTTGCGGTCGTCGATCCGCTGATCTTCGAGTGCACGCGTTACGTCATCGGCTACGCGGCCGACGTGCGCCTGCAGATGCAGCGTCGTCGAGACAAGATGCATCGTCCCCGGCTCAAGCGCCTCGTCTGATCCGTGATCGCCGACTTGCTCGGCGACCAGTCCGAATCGCGCGTTCAACGCGTGGAGCGCATCGAGCGCGTGCGCACTGCCTTCGGTCTTTTCCTGCATCCACTCGACCAGAAGCTCGAACATTTCCATCGACAAACGACTGTCGCCGACGCCGCGCAGGCGCAGGCGGAGCGATTCAGGCGTGATGTTCTTACCGCGCCGAATCGTGAGGTAGTTTGCGGCGTCGGCAACGCCGCCCGGCGTGTCGCGAACTGACGTGTAGAGCACGTCCAGCCATTCGGTACTGTCGTATCGGCAGGTCATAGCGGGAGATTGGTAGAGAGTGACTTTCATCCTGTCGCGCGCACGGAGGCGCGACTAAGATTCAGGTCATGAGGTGCGCAACTACGGCTGTCACGCGATGGGCTGTCACAACGGTTTGTCGCGTACGTCCAGAGAAGCAAACAGGTCAGGACGCGCGAGCTTCAAGAACAACAGACGCGCTCGCGGAATGCCGTTTCGACGCCATTCGGATACGGACGGCATCCGGACTTCACACAATTGGGCAGTCGCGGCCGTCCCGCCAAATGCATCGATCACGGCGCACGCGTACGGGTCTCGATTCTGGAACGTATTCATGCCGCTATGTTAGGCGCTCCTTACATCAAAAGCAAGGCATTCCTTTTTCTCATTCAGTTAGGCTTTCCTAATGACGACACTAGCCGAACGCCTGGAACAGGCAATGAAGTTGCCGCCTGAGAAAAAGGCTGCAGATCTGGCGCGAGCGTGCCGAGTGCGGGCGCCCTCGGTCAGCGACTGGTTAAGCGGGAAAACGAAAAAGATGGAGGGCGCGAACCTGCTGCTCGCGGCCGAATTCTTGAACGTGGATCCGTGGTGGCTCGCCACTGGCGAAGGGCAGATGGTGCGTCGAACCAATGCGCCTGCTCCTTGGAAACAGGAGACCTTGGGCACGCATGCTCAAGCGCTCGTTGACGCACTCGCCAAAGCAGACAAGCTTGGAATGCCGTCGACAGCATTTGTCGCTCTGCTCGAAACCCTCAAGGTGTTTGAAGATCTACGCGGACAGCAGTCCGGTGACCTTCTCGATCTGAATGCGCCTGACCCCCAAGAGGGGTAAGGTTCCAGTCGAATACAGCGGCCCTGCGGTGCGTTCCGACACGCCCGGAACGTATCCCCCGCCCCCTGATTGGGCCGCCAAGAATCTGAACATCCCAATCGAAGTCATCACTGCCGTGCGGGCCGATGATCCGCACCAGCATGCCGATACGCGACTGGTTTCGGCATCGGCTGACGATCGCCACATCGCCTGGCTTGCAGCGCAATTCCCCTGTTGACATATCCCCGCAACACCCTCCCCTCGGCAATATTTTCACTCAGACACTGTACAAACATACAGTATTTGGTCGGAAGAATACAACACCTTTCAGCAAGCTTCACTGCATTTCCCCGGCGCGCTCGCGAGCGAAACACAACAACCCAAGAAAAAGTTAGGCATTCCTATTGCGCAAAGATGAAGGAATGCCTAACATTCGACTTCGTCGCTGCCGCTTGTGCAGCCTTCGGAGAAGCCCATGAAAATGCTCGACCATCACTCCACTGATCGCCACAAATGGCTTCGCGAGGTAAGCACACCCCGCATCAAGCCGTCCGCACCGGCCGACCAAAGTAACTTTGAAAAATCGAAGATCTTCCGCTGGACGGTAGTCGCCGCCCTGCTGTTTGTGGTCGTGAACGTGTTCCAGGACGATCCGGTAGTCGCTCCGACCACCGCATATCACGTCAGCGTTTAATCCGCCCCGACCTTGCCGGGGCGATCGGCCCCGGCGTCATGGAGACCACCATGCCGCGAATCAAAGCCCGAGTCCTTCCAGTAGTCGACGTTGAGCGTCCCGACCGTCGCGACACCCTTTCGCTGCGCACCATCACGCGATACGACCGGAACGCACGCCGTCCGTCGACCCCGATCCTGATCGGCAAATACGTTGTCGGTCGCCGCCCGCTGCCCGACAGCGTCCACACGCTTTACATGATCCTCGACGGCAGCGAGATCGCCAGCACCCAGATCTCGATCCCAAGCGAGGGCGACTGCGCCACCGCAATTAAACGGCTGCGGGAAGCAAAACGTGCGGCGGGCATTGAAGCATCGAAGGCGATCAATAACGCGAAAAAGCCCGGTACGACACGCAAGGCAGCACGACGGGAGCTTGCGTAATGGACGACCGCACACATCAACTCGACCTGACTGCACCGATTCCGACCGGCAACATCAAGGCTGCAGCCGCAGCGGCCGGCGCAACGTCAGCGGACCTCTGGATGGTCCCCTACGAACAGCTTCACTACGACCCGTCCGACAACATTCGGCCAGTTGATACCGAATGGGTTGCGCACCTCACCGCACTGATGATGGAAAACGGGTACGACAAGGGTTCACCGCTCCATTGCTACGCGCGGAAGGTCGCGGGCAAGGATCTGCTGTTCATTTACAAGGGGCAGCACCGCTACCTTGCGGCCGGCAAGGCAATCAAAGCAGGCAAGGACATCGGCAAGATCCCGGTCGTCGTTCGTGACGCCAAGACGGTCAACCGCGCCGAAATGGTGATCGACGGCTATCTCAGCAACAACGGCAAGCAGTCGTCGCCGCTTGATTTGGCCGCTGCCGTCGCTGAGCTGCGCGACATTCACGGCATGAAGCTTGCCGCCATCTGCAAGCGCCTGAATGTCAGCGATCAAACGATCCGCGACGTCGGCCTGCTCGAACGTGCACCGGCCGAACTGCATCAGCTCGTACGGAAGGGGCAATGTACCGGCACACTGGCGATCGAGCAGATCCGCCAGCACGGCGGCGACAAAGCGCTCGAACGCATCGTCGCCGGCTTGTCCAAAGCGACCGAAGCCGGCAAGTCGAAGGTGACGAAGAAGTATCTCGAAGCGGTGCCCTTGCTGGAGACGCAGCCGGACCCGGAACCTTCGCCCGAGCACGCAGCACCCGCAGTCGCAACCGCAGCTGCCGATAGCAACACCGTCGCTGACGCCGCACCGCTCGTCGCGTCGCAGGCTGCGGATGCCACGATGGAGACGCAGGCGCCGATGCAGACAGAGTCGCGTCAAAGCGCCCCCGCCAAGATCAGCGAGAAACAGTCAAAGCAACTTTTGCAGGCCCTGAAGGATGTATTGCATGACGACGGATTCGGCAAGCTCGCACCGGCCACTATCGACGCCGTTCACAAGGCGCTTATGCCGCTCAGCGACCTCCTCGACGCAAAGCCAGCCGGGCCGCGCACGTATCCGTTAAACACCCCCAACGAACACGGCGTGTTTCTCGACTGCGAGTCGATCAGCGCCCCGGCCCTCAAGCACGGCGGACAGCCCGTAGCCGCAATCCATCTTGCCCAACCGAAGGCGGGAAAGTGGCTGTTCAGCATCTCCGTACATGCAGGCACGGGTTGTCATACAGGCCTGCCGTCGATCGATACTTTCTCGCACGCCTTACCGACGCGCCAGCAGGCAATCGGAACAGCGATCGGCGCACTGAGTCGCCTGTTCGAAAGTGAGTATCGTGACACGAAAGAGTATCGCGTCTGGCAAAAGTGGCGCGACCAGTTACTCGCGATGCAAGACCCGGACTGGGTCGAGGACATGAGTCATCGAAGCAACGGTAGTGACCTCGGCAGCGACCCGACGCGCAAACGGACGCCATTGTCGCCAGCATCCGCATGGCCGTTCCCGTCCGGAGCCGCAAATTGACTCCGCGCCCGGCCCTTTCTACCCCACGTCCGCTGCCGCGAAAGCGGGAACACGCGAAGAAGCGCCCGGCTATCGCACTGGCGAGCGTCAACGGCACTTCGATGCAGTCTGATTGCAGCGGGCTGACGCCCGCAAAAGCGATCCAGAAAGACGAAGCGCCGCTCGCGCGTCGCAAACCTATCCAGACGAACGAAGCCTTGGCGGAGCCCCGCCAAGGGAGGCTCGCGCGGCTCGACGCCCTACGCATCGAGATCCGCGCGTTGATCACCGATATCTCGCACGCGGCCGACGTCGAGCTGCTGGACCTCATGGCCGACGAGATCGGATCATTCGCTCGCCACAAGGTCGCGCAGGACGCACGCACCTGGGCGGCAACCGCCGGGATCACGCTGGAAACCGGGCTGATGCAACTGGCTCGCGCAGTACCCGGCGCGGCCGAGGAAGCATTGAAGAATCAAGGAGTGCCTGCATGACCGTTGCAATGAAACCGATCTACCTCGATATCGAATCGGTCTCGGCCGCAATCTCCCTGTCGCCAGCCGTCATCCATAAGCTTGTCCGACAGGAAGAGTTCCCGAAGCCTCGCGCGCTGTCAGGTCGCCGCGTGGGATGGCTCACGCGCGAAATCGAAGAATGGGCAGAGGCCCGGACGCCATCGGAATTCCTACCGCCGCCCAACTGCGGAACTGGACGACGAAAGGCTAGCGCACATGCGCCTGACTGA